CATCAACGATGCGCAGAGAGATAAGATTAGATTTACAATCAGTCAAACCAAGCCGTTGATTGATGTTGAGGATTGTTCGGCGGATGAAACACCGGCTGAAATGTGGGATATAAGCATTATATACGACGGTAAAGTAATGCTCCCGATTAGCACCGCAGAGGGCTTAATGTTTATTGACAGAGTATATCTTAATCCCTTTGTGGATATGCCAAACGAAACAATGGCACTTGCACTGCGTAAGGACTTCAAAGGTATTCCGTACTTCGCTGTTAAATTTGGAATGATTGCATACGGCTTTATATGTGCTTATGAAATTGTTGATGAAGATTTTGTGAGACAATTGAAATCATTATACATTGAAAGCGATATGATTTTGAAAAACAAGAAAGGATGACCTGCCGATGAAGCAGTATGAAGCTGACCAACAGCGGAAGTTATTTCAATGGACGACTTTCATCAGAGCAGAATACCCCGAAATTGATTTGATGTTTCATATTCCGAATGGCGGAAGCAGGAACAAACTTGAAGCGGCCAACCTTAAAAAGCAAGGGGTAAAGGCAGGTGTGCCGGATTTGTTTTTGCCGGTTGGCCGTGGAAGCTATCACGGCCTGTTCATCGAATTAAAATACGGTAAGAATAAGCCGACTGAAAAACAAACCGAATGGCTTAAAAGCCTTAATGAACAAGGCTACGCTGTCGCTGTATGTTATGGTTGCAACGAGGCAAGCGAAAAAATATTAAAGTATTTGAAATTAGGTGAAATAAATGAGTGAAGAAAAAAAGGAACGAGGTCGCAAGAAGAAACTCGACCGAATAGACAGAATGTGTCTTTACTGTGCCGATTACAATGCAAAGCACGGCACAAGTTACAGCTACGGCCAGTTTGTTGCGCAGATAGCCGCAGGGAAAATTAAAAGACTTGGGTTATATGATTATGAAAGAGGTCTTGCAAAATGATTGAAAATGAAAAACCGGTTGCAGCGGAAATGCAGGACAAGCCGACAGCGGCAGAAACATTGTTGGAACTCGACAAACTTGTGATAGGCTTCATCGACGGTGACCTTGATGTGGCTACGCTCAATAGCTTAGATATGTTTAATCGTTGGTTAGTGTTGTCAATGTCAGCCATATACAGTTGCACAAAGATAGGCTTGCTATCAGCCAAGTCTTGTGTCAAGGCCAAATACAAGCTCCTGCAAGAGTATCGCAGGTTTAGGACTGACACTTTTTTCGCAAACAAGGAACATATCGAGTGGATTAAACGCACAAGAGAAACCTCCTGCAAGCTAACGGAGCTGTCAAAGGCAATTGCTGATCACAATACTAATGTATTGCAAATTGCTTTGCAGATAATTGACCTGCTCACAAAGCATGACGTTTATAATAAACTTTTTATTTTGTCTGATACATCGGATACATACAAAGAAAAGTGTCTTAAAACACTAACCGAAAATGATACAGCGTTTTTGGATGAGTTTGGCAACATACCATTTGTGGATTTGCTTTTTAAATTTTATAAATCGACAGAAGAAACGAGAGCAACTGAAATCTTTAAGGAATTGGATGCCGACAATATCAGAACTGTAGCTTGTCACGTGCCGGTTAAATCTGACAATTGTCAGGGTATCGCAAAAAGCTATAAAGAATACTTTGGCATTTAATAAGGCAATATTCTTGCCGGCTGCAAAATCTTAAAGAAAATTCAAATCAAGTTAATCCTATATTAAAAAAGTAATCAAAGCGACGACTTCCGTTTTGATTAAGCCGTTAAAAAAGAATGCACCAAAAATTAAACACACAATTGCAGCGGCAAGGTTGCACAAAGCAGTAACTCAAGTGGTCAGGTTGGGTTACTGCATATTTATATCATCTGACTTTTTTAATACGATAACAGAATAATAAATAGTCACAAAAAAGGAGTTGAGATACTCCTTTAATAGCCTGCTCAAGGAATTAATTAAGTGACCGTTTTTTGCTTTTACATATATAATAAAGGTTTAACTATGTTTACATACAAGTGTGAAATTAGATCAGGCCCTTTGCTCGAGGTCAAATATTATAAATCAATTCGCAGACGGAATAAGAAAAATCTTGCTCGACAAATCAATCAATCCCGAACAAACGAAAAGCAAGCCAAAGCAAACCGTATCAGAGGAGAACAACACACACAGAGGCTTATCCTTTGCAACTTCTCTGAGGGCGACTGGTTCGCAAGGTTCTCCGCTCCGTTTGGTGAGTTTACCGAAGATGAGTTTGAAAAAGTTGTCTCGAATTTTTTCAAGCGTATCAAACGCAGAACAGAGAAAAAACAAATTAAATTTAAGTACATCGGATACTGCGAATGTGGCAAGCTCGGAAAGAATTGGCATTTGCATATTGTGATTGAGGATTGTGTCAGAGAAATATTAACAGAGTGTTGGCCGTGGAAAAACGGAATCAATTTTACTCCGCTCTACCAAGACGGAAACTATGCTGACCTTGCAAAATACATACGCAAAGATGTCAATGGTAAGAAGCGCTTGAAAACATCTCGCAATCTCAATAAGCCTGAGGTCAAAGTTGTTGAAGGAAAAAAACGAGAATACAGAAAACTCGAACGAGGTGAGGCTTTGCCTTGTCCCGAAGGATATTATTTTTACAAAGACGAAATGTGGATAAATGACTTCACGGGTGCAAGCTTTTATTTTACTTACTTGGCCAATAGCCATAAACACAAGAAAATCGGAGGTGCAAAAATTTGAGAGTGACCAAGTTTGCTGTCAATAACTCATCGACAAGTACAAAGCTATGATAGGACAATGATTTATGAGAACTTTCGACTTAACTTTTGCTCGACGACTTGAACAAGCAATGACCGAACGAAACATGTATCCTTCGGACCTTGCGCGTAAGTCTGGAGTGAGCCGGTCAAACATCTACAATTACATAGCAGGGACAAGTCAACCGTCAGCGTACAATGTTAAGCGCATAGCTCTGGCATTATCAACATCGGCAGATTGGTTGCTCGGCTTAGTGGATTAAAAAAACAGTCCCTTACTCAGGACGCAAAATGGTTTAAAATAGAGTTGTGATGCAAGAGGACTATTGCATTGTGGCTCTATTTATTTTTGGTGGTGTACGGTATGGCTAAGGCATTTGCTGTAAGCTTTTATAAATCTAAAAAGTGGCAGGACTGCCGACAAAGTTTTATCGCAGAACGAATGCTTGTTGACGGTGGTTTGTGTCAGCTATGTAAAGAGCGACACGGCTTTATTGTGCATCATAAAATCATGATCAATGAGAGCAACATAAACAATCCTGATATTACTCTCAATTACGACAATTTATTATATGTGTGCAAAAAATGTCACGATGATTTGCCGGGGCACGGGATAGGTGGTTGCGAACCGAAAAAATATTTTTTCGACGATAGCGGAATGCTCCGACCGATTATCCCCCCCGTTGAAAAATCGGAAACCGGTGACCGTAGGACCGAGGGGGGCAGTTAGATTTTTTGCGCGCCTTACATATAGCCCCCCTCCCCCTAAAATCTTGTGTGAAAGGACGGTGACTTGAAATGACTGACGAACAGAGAGAACAAAGAGCGATTAAACGAGAGATAAAGCGATTAACGGAAATCTACAAGGACATAGAGGTTAAAAGAAAAGACCTCGCTGTTGGCTTGATTGAGAATGCGGCGTTCACTCGAATCAGACTGAAGGAACTGCAACAAGACATTGCGATTTATGGCTTGACTGAATTATTTTCGCAGTCGGAAACGCAAGAGCCGTACTCGCGCAAAAGACCTGAGGCAGATTTGTATAATACAATGCTTGGAAATTATCTCAAGTACATTAAACAGCTCAACGATATGTTGCCAAAAGTGACCGAGGCAAAGGTTGCGACAACAGACGGCTTTGATGATTTCGTTGAAGGGCGTGACAAGCTTTGAAACGCTATCCATTGAGCTATAACCCAATACTTGAATATTACGAACAGATACAAAACGGCAAGGTTACTGTCTGCGATAAGATACGCAAATGGTACAGGCATTTAAGCGACAAGGTGATTAATCCGACAGATGGCTACCACTATGAAGCCAAGCGAGGAAATCACATTATTGAATTTGTTGAAAACTACTGCCGACACAGTAAAGGCAAAATGGGCGGTCAGCTTGTAATACTCGAACTGTGGGAAAAAGCGTGGCTTGCGGCGACTTTTGGTTTTGTGGACGATGACGGCATCAGGCAGTATAACTTATCTGTGCTGATTATCGGAAAAAAGAACGGCAAGTCTTTGCTTGCCTCTGCGGTTGGCTTGTATATGCTCATCGGCGACGGTGAACCCGGTCCCGAAGTGTATGCAGTCGCCACCAAGCGAGACCAAGCAAAGATTATATGGCAGGAAGCAAAACGAATGGTTCGCAAGAGTGAAACTCTGCTAAAGCGAATTAAACCACTGCTGAATGAATTGAGTTCAGAAGATTACAACTGCGGAGTGTTTAAGCCGCTTGCTTCTGATTCAGATACACTCGACGGATTGAATGTGCATTGTTGCCTTATGGACGAACTCCACCAATGGAAAAACGGCAGACAGTTGTATGACATTATGGCAGACGGTACCATCGGGCGAGACCAACCGCTTATTCTTGTTACAACAACAGCCGGAAAAATCAGAGAGGACATCTACGATGAAATCTATGACGATGCTGTCCGCACCACGAACGGCTTGTTTGATGATGTAGGTTACAAAGACGAACACAGCCTTTACATCATCTACGAGCTTGACAAGCGTGAAGAATGGGAAAAACCCGATTGTTGGGAAAAAGCTAATCCCGGACTTGGCACTATTAAAAATCGAAATGCCCTTGCAAGCAAAGTTAAAAAAGCGCAAGCAAATCCGTCGCTTGTACGCAACCTTGTATGCAAAGAATTTAACATAGCCGAAACATCAACTGAATCGTGGCTCAATTTCGATGAGCTTAACAATGAAACAAAATTCGATGTGAAGGAGCTTCGCCCGACTTACGGTATAGGCGGTGCAGACTTGTCAAGCACAACCGACCTTACAGCGGCAAAGATGTTGTTTCGAGTGCCTGACAATGAAAATATTTATGTATTATCTATGTACTGGATACCGGCTGACCTTGTGGAGAAAAAAGTAACCGAGGACAAAATTCCGTATGACAAGTGGATAGAACAGGGCTTTATGCGTACCTGCCCCGGAAACAAGATTGACGCAAGTGTTGTAACAGCATGGTATCAAGAGCTGCAAGACGAATACGATATTTACTTGTGGAAAGAGGGCTATGACGCTTGGTCAGCTCAGATGTGGGTTAATCAGATGATCGACGCTTTCGGTCCTACCGTTATGGAAGCTGTACACCAAGGTAAGAAAACGCTGTCCGCTCCGATGAAGGCTCTCAAAGCAGACCTTGTAAAGAAAAGAATAATTTACAACAACAATCCAATTGATAAATGGTGTCTCGCAAACACCGCAATAGATGAGGACAGAAACGGTAATATACAGCCGATTAAGACCTCAAAGTCAACAAGACGAATTGACGGTACTGCGGCTTTGCTTGACGCTTACACGATATATTTTGAGTACGAAGATGAATACCTAAGCATTGTTTAGGAGGTGAGAGAATGGGAAGATTTAAGAACTTTTTAAATTCTGTTCGCAATGTCAGAAAGACAAAGAATTTTTCAAGGATTGAACTTGTCACACAGAACAATTCAAATTTCTTTTTGTGGGGCAACAGGGCGTATGATTCCGACACCGTCCGAGCTTGCGTTAATGCACAGGCTCTTAGATTCTCAAAATTATCTATCAAGCACATAAGGGAAACAATCGTTGACGGCAGAAAAGACCTCTTAATCAATCCCGAACCTTACGTCAAGTTCTTGCTTGAAGAACCTAACCCGTACACAACAATGGATATGCTCTTATATAGGACAAGCACACAGTTATCCTTATCGGGTAATGCTTTTTGGCTCATCATCAGAGACACAAACGGCTTGCCTACGGAATTGTATTTCATACCGGCTAAATCAGCTACGGACTTGTACGACACTAACGGCAACCTTGTGTATGAATTTATCCTTGCAAACGGCAAGACTTACCGCTTTGCCTCCGAAGATGTCATTCATTTGCGTGATGATTTTGCTGAAAATGACATATTCGGAAGTGGCAAATTTAAGGCTCTTGCTCCTTTGCTTGAAATTGTTGAAACAACCGACAGTGGCATCATCAGCGCTATCCGAAATTCAAGCGTAATTAAATGGTTGCTGAAATATACTTCATCGTTGCGTCCTGAGGATTTGAAGAAGAACGCAAAAGCTTTTGCTGACAACTACCTTAACATCAGTAACAGCTCTGTGGGCGTTGCGGCAGTTGACGCAAAGGTTGACGCAAATCAGATAACCCCGAACGACTATGTTCCAAATGCTTTGCAAATGGATAGAACAAAAAACAGAATCCTTGAGCTTTTTAACACTAATGTGAAAATTATCACATCAACAGCGAACGAAGATGAAGAAAACGCCTACTTTGAGGCGGTGATTTCACCTAAAATTATTCAGCTTAAAAACGAGCTGACACGGAAACTATTCACTCGCCGTCAGCGTAGTTGTGGAAATTACATCGCAGTAGGTTCGTTCAATCTACAATCTGCAAGTCTTAAAACTAAGCTAAATTTTGCCGGAATGGTTGACCGTGGTGCAATGCTTCCGAATGAATGGCGAGAATCACTTGGCCTTGCTCCTGTTCCGGGCGGTGATACTCCGCTCAGAAGATTAGATACAGTTGCAGTTGACGAAGGAGGTGAAAATGATGCCGAAAACAATTGACATTAAAGGCCCTATCATTACGAATGATGATAAGTGGATTTACGACTGGTTTGGAGTAGATTACTGTTGTCCAGCCGACATTCGGTCACAGCTTGACGAAGTGGCGGATGATGAGGGCGTACAGGTTGTTATCAATTCATCAGGTGGTGATATCTTTGCCGCCTCCGAAATTTACGATATGCTCGCCGAAAGCAAGGCTACAATCAAGGTCATTTTTGCCGCCTCTGCCGCTTCATACATCGCTTGTGCGTGCACATCTGAAATTGTGCCAACAGGTATGCTTATGATTCATAATGTTTCAAGCTACGCCGCAGGTGATTACAACGATATGGCGCACGAATCAGACGTGTTGCTTAAAGCAAGTAAAGCCGTTGCGACAGCCTATCGACTTAAAACCGGTATGAGCGAGGATGAGCTTATCGGACTTATGGATAAAGAAACTTGGCTTACTGCTGACGAGGCGGTTGAAAAAGGCTTTATTGACAAGGTCGCAGAATATGCTGAAAAACCAAAAGAGGTTAAACTTGCGGCAAGCCTTAGTGGTCTTATCCCTGATACAATCATCAAACAGATGAGGGACGAAAAAACACAGCTTACAGCAAAACTTGAATTACTCAAACGAAAGGAAGTTGAAGAAGAATGAACAAACAGGAATATCTCAACAAGAGAAATGCTCTTTATGACAAGGCAAAAAAGCTCATTGCAGAAAACAAGCTCGCCGAGGCGAAAGAGATTACACAGCAGATTGATAAGCTCGACAGTGACTTTGAAAATTCTGCCGTAGAAAAGGCAAACAAAAACGCAGAAGAGGGAATCAAAATGCCTGCACCATTCGAGAATCACAAGACAAACATCGACCTTACAGATGAGGACGAACAGGTAACGGATATGTACGCAACACTTGAATACAGAAAAGCATTCGCTAACTATATTCAGAACGGCGTACCCGTGCCACAGAAGTTTATGAATGTGGCATCAAAGACCACATCAAGCACTGCGGCGGCTATTGTGCCGACCACAATGTATCAGCGTTTAATCGTTGAACTTGAAAAAATCGGCGAAATTTACGCAAGAGTGTTCAAGACGGCTTATCCGACAGCGCTCCTTATCCCTACACAGAACATCCGCCCGACAGCAAGCTGGGTTGATGAGGAAAAGGGTTCAGACCAGCAACAGGTAACTACTGACAAGGTTGTCTTTGCCGGCTATAAGCTTGAATGCAAGGTTGCGTTCTCGCTCTTTATGACAAAGACTGCACTTGATACTTTTGAATCACAGTTTATCGACCAGATTAAGAACGCAGTTGTTAAGGCTTGTGAAATGGCAATCGTTAAGGGTTCGGGTTCAGGTTCGCCAACAGGCATTCTTTCTTGCACTCCCCCCGAAGGCCAGACGATTGAGATTGCAAAAACCGGCAAGCTTACATATTCAACACTTTGCTCTGCCGAGGCGGCTCTTCCTGCTGCATACGATGACGCTGTATGGCTGATGACAAAGAAGTCATTCTTCGCGTTTATGGGTATCACAGACAGCAACGGTCAGCCTGTCGCTCGTATGTCCGAAGGACTTAACGGCAAGCCGTCACTCTCACTTTTCGGTCGTGCTGTTATCCCAACAGACGGCTATATGGATTCGTATGCTGACACGGTTTCAGCCGACACAACCTTTGCGATGATGTTCAATCTTAACGATTACATCTTCAACGAGGTAATGGGCTTAAGCGTCAAGAAGTACGAAGAGGACGACACCGATAACACAGTCCTTAAAGCCGTAATGCTTGCAGACGGTAAGGTCGTGGATACTCACAGCCTTGTAAAGCTCGTTAAGAAGAGCGCTTAAAAGAGGTTTGAATTATGGCAGTATCAAATGAAATTGAAGCCGTAAAGGTTTCGCTCCGTATCAATACGGTGCTGTTTGACGATGAAATATCTGCCCTCATTGATTCTGCCAAAAGTGACATGGCAGGTGCAGGAGTTGATGTCAACGACAAAAACTCAACTGCGCTTGTTATGCAGGCAATCAAATTCTATTGCCGTGCTTATTTTTCGGTGACAGCTGATAGCGAATGGGCACGGCATTACGAAGAATTGCGTGATGCAATGGCTGCGAGAGGAGCGCAAGCATAATGAATGCAGATACTTTGATTTTGCTTGTTTCGGGCTATAACGAAACAACAAACGATATCGGTGAAATCGTTCAGTCCGAAAAGCTCCGCAAGGTCTATGCTCAGCGGCAATATGTCAGACAATCCGAGTTCTTTCAGGCGCAAGCTAACGGATTAAAACCTGAATGTATGCTTGAAGTTAATTCCTTTGAGTATCAGAACGAAGAATTTTGCTACCTTGATAATAAAAAGTTCAAAATCTATCGTGCATATCAAATCAAAGGAACAGAGCGTACGGAACTGTATTTAACGGATGTGGTAGGTGAAAACAATGTCACTTCCTAAAGCAGTCAAAATCACTAAAAACGGCGTTGAGATAATCAGCAATGTTGACCGTATTCAATATACGCTCAAAGAGCTTGAACGAGCCGCTCTGCGTGATGTTGGCAAGTTGGTATGTAAACGGTCACGACAAAAAATAAAACGCAGGACGGGGCGCTTAGCGAAAAATACGCAGTATTGGGTACGCTCAAAGCAAAAAATTCCTGACCTGCAAGTAGGCTTCAAACTGGGCGGATTCTATGGACTGTACCAAGAAATTGGCACGAATAAATATCCAAAAATCGGAGCATTGAGCGACGCTGCCGAAAGCAACATCAAAGACATCATCAAAATTGAACAACAGTACCTCAGTGCCGTAGGTACAGAAGAGGCAGAACGCAAACTGAATGAGGGGGAATACAGCGGTGAATAATATCAAGAAATTTTTGAAAGACTTATTCGCTGAGTATGCACCCTCTTATTTTTTACAGGCAGAAAGCGGATTTCCTCGCCTTGTATATGAGGTCAAACAGTTATACACAGATGAGCCGTATGACAAGTTTGTTGTGACCGTTAATGTTTATGATAGGCAGACTACGGCGGGCATTGATGATGTTGTGGACAAAATCTACGACAACATAGCAAAGGCTACATACTTGGTTGATGATGTTTTTTACAAATTCTACAACAATTTTGACCGGCAGTATATTGCCGAATCAGACAAATCAATAAAGAGAGTGATGTTCACTCTCGAAATGAGAAAATACAACAGAAAGGATGATTGAAATGGCAACAGTTAAGCCACGAAAGATTAAGCCGTACAGCGGATATAATGCTAAGACGGCTGACCATATGCTCCTTGACGCAGGCGTATTTTTTGTAAACTATGATCCAGCTACGGACACATACGCAAGCGCCAAAAAGGCAGGCAAGTGTCTTGGTGTAACAATCAAAGGCGGTGAATTTTCAGCCAAGCCGACACTCAGACGACTTGAATTTGACGGCGTGAAAACAAGAACTAAAGGTGACACGGTAGTCGACGGGTGGGAGGTTTACCTTAAAGCGACACTTGCTGAAATGACTACACAAAACTTCATTTACGGTCTTGGAATTGCCGACAAAGGCACAGACGAAAAGGTCGTAGGCTACGATGTAATCACAGGTAGAGATGTTATTCTTGACAGTGACTACATTCAGAACATCACTTGGGTCGGCTGTCTTCTCGGAGAGGATAAGCCGTGTATTATTCAGGTGTTCAACGGCTTCAATGAGAACGGTCTTACACTTGCGATTGCCGACAAAGATAATGGCAAGGTAGAGGTTCAGTTCTATGGTAACCTTTCACCCGAAGTTTACGATTCAGAGGACGAAATCAAACCACCGTTTAAGATTTTCAGACCGACAGAAACAACGGAAGCAGCGGAGGTATAATCATGAGAAAATTAAGCATTAAAGATGCATTTACTCTTGCTCGCATCATTAAGTCGGCAGACATCAAAGAGGAAATTGCAGACTTTGCAAATCGTATCGCTGTTAAAAAAAACAGCAAAGATGAAACAGTCAACACCGAAGCGGTCGGTCTTGAATTTGTGATTACTCTGTTAACTTCTTTGTCAAACAAAGAAACAGAACAGGAATTTTATTCATTGCTGGCCGACATCAGAGGCGACATTACGGCAGATGATGTAAGTAAATTAAGTATCCCCGAAGTTCTTGACAATGTAAAGGCAATCATCAGGGAGAACGATATTAAGAGTTTTTTTACCTCGCTCTCAGCCTTGAAGTAAGAACATATGGAATGCTCGTGCAGTATTGTTGCGGCAACACTGCCATACTGCATGAGCTGTCTTTTTCAGTGGCTGTCGAGATTATCAAAAATGCTATAAATGACCGTAATGACGAATTGCTTTACAAGGCCTATATTTTGACTGTTATAGGAAATTTCACAGGCTTGTTGTACACGGATTTTGTTAATAAGGCAACAGGCTCGACACGGCCCGAAAACATTATTGATGCGGTCAATACGGAAGAAATTGAAAAAACGGTTGAAAACTACCTTGACAATTATAAATGGGAGGAGGTGTAGCTAATAATGGCTGTTGAAGTATTTAAGTTATTTGGTTCTATATTCGTAAATAACGATGAAGCAAACAAATCCATTGCAGAGACCGAGAAAAAAAGCAAGGGCGTTGCTTCAACCCTTGGTAACGGAATAAAAACAGCCGCTAAATGGGGAACTGCACTTGTAGGTGGAGCAGCGGCAGGTGTAGGAGCATTGTCCACTGTCGCAGAGAGCACACGAGAATACCGAACGGAAATGGGTAAACTCGACACAGCTTTCACCACAAACAAATTTACAGCGGCAGATGCAAAACAGACTTACTCTGACTTGTATGCCGTAGTCGGTGACAGCGGACAGGCAACTGAGGCGGCTAATCATTTATCATTGCTTTGCGATTCCACAAAAGACCTGCAAAGTTGGACAGAGATTTGCACAGGTGTTTACGGTCAGTTCGGCGATTCGCTTCCGATTGAAGGCTTGACCGAGGCGGCAAACGAAACAGCAAAAGTCGGGGTTGTAACAGGTTCACTGGCCGATGCACTTAACTGGATGGGCGTGTCAGAAGATGAATTTAATGAAAAACTTGCTAAATGCTCATCAGAACAAGAAAGACAGCAGTTAATCACATCAACTCTCACAAGTTTGTATTCGGATGCCTCCGCTCAGTACAAGGAAACAAACGGCGATGTAATGGAATCTAACAGGGCTCATCAGCAGTTGTCTGATACAATGGCGCAAATCGGTGCTGTCGCTGAACCCGTGCTTAATTCGCTTATCGGCCTAGGTGGTAAGCTGCTTGAGCAGTTATCACCGATTATTGAAGGTGTGGCTGATAGCCTTGCACCTGCTCTCATTAACATCTGCGAAGAGGTTGCCCCGATAATTGTGTCAATGCTTGAACAGATCATGCCATTGATTGAGGAACTACTGCCGTTTATAGCTCAGCTTATAGAGCAGTTAGCCCCTCTCATTGTACAGATTGTCGAACAATTATTTCCGCCTTTACTGCAAATTATACAGGACTTGTTACCGTATTTCATGCAGATAATTCAGGCTATAATGCCGTTATTCAGTACGCTTGTAGAACTCTTAATGCCCGTAATCGAGGTGTTCATTCAGCTTGCCGGCGTATTGCTCAATGGATTGTTGGCGGCACTTACTCCGATTATAGAGGATTTAGCTACATTTTTGAATGATTTGCTTACACCTCTTATCCCGATTATCAGTGAGTTGTGCGATACAATTGTCGGCACTTTACAGCCTGTTTTTGAACAGCTATCACCTGTCATCTCACTGGTTTTTGATGCTCTTCGTCCGGTTCTTGACCTACTCGGTGAAATGCTTGAAACACTTATCCCTGCACTTGTTCCGGTGATTGAATGGTTGGCGCAAATCTTTTCGGAGGTTTTAGGCGGTGCAATTAAAGGAGTCAAAAAAATTCTTGAACCGCTTTCGGGGATTTTTAACGGAATTGTAGATTTCGTAAAAGGCGTGTTCTCAGGCAACTGGGAAGAAGCGTGGAACGGTGTTGTTAACATTTTCAAAAACGTATTTAACCTTTTGCCCACTTTCGTTGAGAATGTAATCAACGGCATTATTTGGATTATTAACAAGCTCTTGGAAGGCGTAAACTGGGCAACATCAATGGTAGGCTGGGAAATAGATCCGATTCCGGAAGTAACCTTACCTCGTTTCCGTGCCGGTATTGATTATGTCCCACATGATAAGTTCGCCGCATATCTTGATGCCGGCGAGGCAGTTCTCACAGCTCAAGAGGCTGAGGAGTATCGTCAATCAAAGCGTGAAGGCAGAGGCTCAGTATTTGAAAACGATTCAACTAACATCGTCAACAACATCAGTATTAATATCCCTTCTGTTGCAATTAATAACGACATGGATATTGACAGCCTTGTCGAAGATATGAGCAATCGGTTAGCTGATGAAGTTGCAAGGAGGCAGAAAGCGTATGCATAACTTTTATTTTGGGGGTAAATGGCTATCATATTTCGGCGGTCGTATCACACAAGCACCACAGCACGAAATTCCCGTCAGAGATGTTTCAACGGTTGAAATCCCGTGTAGAGACGGTGATGTCTTGCTTGATAATGGGCGGTGGAAGAATGTTGAATTTGAGCATGAAATTTCCTTTTTGCCGTATTTATCCGAACTGTCAGCAAAGCACCTTGCGAGGGCTGTTATCGAATGGCTAACTTTGAATCGTGGCTACCAAAAGTACAAGGATACTTATAACCCCGGATATTTCACCGAGGCTTACATATCAAATACTGACGATATTGTTCGTGAACTCCCAACATTACTTACAACTAAAATCAAATTCAACCGCAAGCCGTGGTGGTATTCAGAGCTCGGACAGCGGACTATTGATTTTGAAGTTAATAAATCGGTTTCCTTGCACAATCCCGAACAATATGAATCCTTACCTACTATCATCATAACTAACACGAATGTGAGCGGTGGCACTACGGCAGTTGCTAAAGTTAACATAAACGGTGAATCACTTGGTTTGAAGTGCACAGCTGATTATGACTACGCCGTGCTTGACGGCGAAACTATGCAGTACATAGCGTACAAATCAGACGGTACAACTAAATTTGTTGACGATACTATCCCCCCTAAGTTAAAGGTCGGAGACAATCAAATTGTAGTAACGACATATAAAAACGCGTTTCTGTCGATAAAACCAAATTGGAGGCGATTGTAAAAGTGTTCCCTTTGTTGTATAAATCGGATTTTAAAACAATCGGCCCAAGTAGATTTAATTTGCTCGGACGGATTACAGAAATAATCAGCGGCAAAGTCACCGAGGAACGAAATGGCGATTATCTGCTCGAAATGGAGTTATCAACAACGGACAGATGTGCTGATTTACTCGACACGCAGTATTTCATTAAGGTAAAACCGAACCCAACCGATGAACCGCAGTATTTTGAGATTTACGATTTGCAGTACAAAGACAAAAAATCAATCACGGTTAAAGCGAAGCACATCAAGCACAACTTGTACAATAACTTTTTAGTCGAAACTTCCAACCAAACTGATGTAGTGCACACTCCAAAGGAATGGTGGGACATTCTGTGTACAGGTCGTGATTTTGAGGGTGATTCGCTGTTCCCACAGGCAACCTTGTGGGAGCACTATTTCAAATTTACATCAAATATTACCACAAAATCATCTATGACGCTTGGATTTTGCACGCCTTGTACTCTTGGTGATTTCATGGGCGGTGCAGACGGTTCGCTTGTTGATGTTTTCGGCGGTGAATATAAATACGACAATTTTAATGTATCGTTGTTAAAAAGCCGTGGGGCGGTTACAAACTGCCATTTGCGCTGGGGCAGTAACATCAGCAGTCTTACGCAAACGCTTAACTCAGATGACATCTGCTCTCATGTTGCAGCTTATGCCACTTGCCACGACACATACAACGACAAGAACGTCATTCTCTGCTCTCAACCGCAAGAGCTCAAAACCCATAAATCTAAGCTCATTAAAGTGAAAACGGTTGATGTGTCGGACGGCGGTTCGGTCTACATCGGCGATGAAACAGGTTACTGGGATTTCAACGCTCACACAGGCGAGAACAAGGAATTTTTAATCCAAAAGCTAAACATTCAAGCACAGGTTTTAAGAGGACAGCTCGTTCGCACAAACGGAGCGCCTACGCTCAATGTGAAAGTCAACTATCCTCCAACACTCACCGAAATGCTTGGACTGCATTTATGCGACACGGTGTATGTTGATACTGAAAACGATAGCTTGCAAGCAAAAATCATTAAGACAGACTATGATTTTGTGCTTGAACGTTGGAACAGTCTTGAACTCGGCACAGCGAAGTCAAAGTTATCTGATTATATAGTTAAATGAGGTGAAAAAATTTGAACATTAATCATACAAAAATGACACTCGAAATCAACAGCTGTAAGAACTACGAAATCTTAGAGGTCAGACAGGGCGACAAAGGCTCACGCATTATTGATTTTGCGTTCACCGTCAACGGTGAAACTGTTAACCTTGCTTCCACAATGTCAGCAAAAGTCAATGCTACGGTTGACAATGTAATCGTTGCGGACAGCGTTGCCGCTATCGTTGACACAGAAAATAATGTAGTCACAGTCACGCTGACAGACACAATGCTTGCATTATCAGGCATCTGCAAAATGGACATTGTGCTTATGGAAGGCGACGAAATTATAACTGCTGAAACCGTTTGCTTGCGCATTGGAAAAAGCGTAATCAATGATGATAGTAAAGCCTTCCCGGGCGCAAGCTCGATTGTGGAAATCACAAAAGAAGTCGAGAATGCAAGAGGCGGTCAAAATTCACTTGGAGCAAGGCTTGACGGGATTGATTCGTCTGTGTCTAATAAAGCTGACAAAAGCACGGTCAGTCAGTTATCGGCACGTTTGCAGAGTGCAGAACAAAACCTACATAGTAAAGCAAACGCAACAGACGTAGCCAATGTTCTTAAAGCGAAAGAGGACAACTCAAACAAGGTAATTTCAAAAACGGACATTACAGACAGCAGTACCAATTATCCGAGCATTAAATATCTTAACGATTTTTATTACGACGCGAGCGAAGCCTACTCATCAGAAGAAACGGACAAGCTTCTTGCAACTAAGTACGATTCGTCAAATATCGAACTCGGCACAGCTACTCTTACACCGTACTCTACTCAGATTGATAAAATAAAATCTGCAACTTGCCTTTATGAAAAAATTGGCGATATCGTTATTGTAAATGTCACCGTCATTATGAACGCAACATCTTTGGACGGAGCATCTTCAATATCTTTGCTCAATATGCCGTTTTCAAACAAATCGGATGTGATTGTTCATGATATCGGCATAAGCAAAAACGGAGGAATGTTCAGAGGAAGTGTAACCAAATCGGCTTGGTTGCAGTTTACTCCGCTCAATAAACAGGCTTATAATTTCGTTGCTGATG